GGAATGTGGGCACAGCAATAGCTGGAATTTTTACGGATTTAATTGCAAAGATTAAGGACATGATATTACATCCGATTAAAACCTTGAAAAGTGCCGCCACCAATATTGTAGACAAGGGTTCTGGATTCATTGCAGGTGTAACAGGTTTCTTTGCTAAAAAGGAGGATGAGTATAATGAAAAACAAGGTGATCCAAGTACTGATCTAGCTCCAGCGGTCGCGGTGGCTAGGTTGAAAGAGTTGCGTACAACAGATACTACTGGTTTCAATGAAGATCAACAGGCCGTCCTTGGAGCTCTTAAAGATGCCTTGGCTGATGCGAAGACTGATGAAGATAAATTAAGAATAGCAAAATTATTTCAGGACTACAAAATACAAGAAAATGAAATGGGAACAGAGGGATTGTTCTCCGATGAATTTAAAAAGGAACAAGCAAGACTCTTTAGTGAAAACAGGAATAATACTGGCGCTCAAATGGAAAGAGGGATGGGAGAAATCGCCGATTCAAAGTCTCAACCTACTACGGTTGTTGTTTCCGACGCATCTTCACCACAATCCACAACGGTGAACAATTCAACTACTACTAACGTATCTGGAAGTGCCCATCAAGATGAGTCGTTACCTTTGATTGCCGCGGCCGGTGCTTGGTAAAAACCAAAAAGGGTGACCACCGATATTCAGTAGCCACCCCCTATGTATTTGTTTATCAACTCAGTTAGCTCTGAGCCAACTTGGCGAAATATGCCAAGGTGTCCTCTTCATTTTCATCATCATTATTATTTGATGAACTAACAGGTTGATCCTCGCTCTTCGGTGCAGGTGCATCTACTCGTTCTTCACGAGTCTCGTTGAGTTCGGTAGTCTGTTCTACCGAAAAGGTATTGGCGATATCTTCTTCACCAAGAACTTCATATAATTTCTTCTTAAGACTAGTGTATGACTTGTAGTTTTCAGGATCGATGAACTCATTCAATTCATAAAGAATGTCATAAATTCCTTCTAACTTTTCTTCATCACCATCAAAGAGTGGGGTAACAGAATCGAATTCAGATTTGTCGTAGTTGCGATAACCTTCGACATTACGAATCTTCAACTTGAAGTTAGCTCCACCCCAGAAATCAAACGAATTCATTGGTTTCTCATCTTCGAATTGAGGTTGCATTACATCCATGATCTTGTCAAAGATCTTCTTTCCATACTTGTAAAGAAAGACTTTACCTTCATTGGATGGATTTGCGGAGTCTGAAATAACAAGAATATTTGATACATAATGTAAACGGCGTTTACGTTGACGAACAAGATCCTTGTCTTCTTCTCTCCCTGAATTCCAGAGTTGAGAGTTCATTTCTCCTAATGGATCATTTTGACCAATTGAAGTGAGTGATTTTTCGATATACCATCTACCAGTTGGGCCTTTGAACCCATGATCCCAAAATCGGACCCAAGGAAGCTCTTCTGTATTTGCTGATGGTAGAAAACGAATTACAGCATATCCGTTTCCTGCTTTGTCGATAGTCGGTTTCCATTCCCGATCATCTCCATAGTTCTTTTTTTCCGAAACAGATTCGGCAGCGTTTACTAACTGTTCAATCGCCGCAAGACGATTTGATTTTAGTTTTTCGAATGACATAATATTATTATTATTTAGTATTTTTAGTGTTTTACAATGTATTACAGTGTATTTTATGTATGTGTTAAGTAGTAATATAACATATTTGAGTCACTTTGTAAAGACTTTTTTTACAGTTTTTTTCAGTTTTTCAATTGGTATATTTCTACGAGAGAGAAGTAGTTTATACTTCAAAATGTTTTCGATTTGTTCGCCATAGATTCCAAGAGGATCTCTAATATTTTCTTTCAATCGTTTCATACAATCCACAAGAATGTCAATTACAGTAATTGATTCTATTGCAATAGCTTGACTTAAAAGACAATCTAATGCAATGGTCGATGAACATATCTTATCAAAGGAATCACATTCCTCATGAAGAGTTTTTAAATCCTTTTCAAATTCATACGCCAGAGATTGCATCTTTCGAGTATGTTTTGTATAATTTTCTTCTTTCATGTCGCCAACCCATTTCACTTCTGAAATGAAATTTGCAGTAAAATAATCAATGAGAATTTCAGGTTCTTTATATTTGCGAGCTATTCGTTCAAAAAAGAATCGATCTTTTCTTCGATTAAATGTGGATTCTTTGGAATTTGTCTTGAAACCATACTTACTTGCATCATAGGTGTCACTATCAAAATGTAGTTTAAGAGAAAGGTAAATCCGATATGCGGTATAACCATTCACATTAGATAGGTCGTTGTTCTCTTAATAATGTTCAATTCCATCGCCTCGGCCTCGAGTTTATCTTTCAATGGCCCCTTTATAAGTTTTGCGATGTCCACAGGATCGATATCCTTATCCTTGCATATGTCACAGATCGATTCAGCGTATCCCATCTCTCCATTTTGAACATATTTTTCTACTTTTATTCGTAGTTCATCAAAGGTGATGACTGGTATGATTGGTATTTCTTCCTCTTTTTTTGTCATGCTTTAAGAATAATGGTGTTTTCGTTGACTCGGCCGTTGGCGGAGATTTTCTTTGTGGTAAGTTTTTTTAATGCGTTTATGATTTGTCTCTCGGTTTTCGATACAATGATTGAGAGAATATCCTTTGGTTTTCTTAGTTTGATTGCATATGATGTATTATCTTCAAAGTTGCGAATAGTAGTTCCTTTTACTGTCAGGCCCGAAAGACTGGATGTATAAAGAACTGTCAATTTTCGATACTTTTCATTGAAGAGATAAACCTTACTTGATCCAACAATCTTGATTGGATTGATAGAAATAACTCCAAAATTACCTGATGAATTCTGATATTTCAACTTTGATACTATCTTGTCGGCACTTTTTTCTTTCTTTATTCGTGGTTTTCTTGTTGCCTTCTTTGCAGACTTGTAAAGGTCTACATCGTTCAACATTTCATTCAAGAGAGAGATTCTTTTTTTAATGGCAGGTTTTGAGAGATAAGAATATCCCTCTACTGAATAGGAACTTGTTTTATCTCGGGCCTCAATCAGTTCATCCCGTTGTCCCTCTAACCACTTTACTACAATCCCCAGAGAACTGATGGGAGCATTTACTCCACTCAATAAAGAGGATAGATTGATCTTGTAAATTTTTGTGGTAGGAGAAACTATCCACTCGTCTAACATTTTATCAAGATAAACCAAAACCTCTTTCCGAAGTTTTTTCTGCATGAGTTCAAAGACCGATATTCTTTTAGATAAAACCTTCTTGGTTTTAACAGGAACCATCTTAGAAATGGTTTGAATATATCGTTCAACCTCTATACCATAATCTACTTTATTATGATACCTCGGCATACCAAGATTCAACATTCGAGCAATCTTCCCACAAATGGATATCTCGACACACTTGGGGGCCCTTCTTAAAATGGATGAAGTTTTCTTATCATTGTTGACATACTTTTCGATGATAGGGATATAATCCTCAGTGTCCAGATAGTAGTTATAAAAATTCAATGCATGACCAAACATATAATTAATCTTATCTTTTGACCATTCATCCGCACCTTCCCATGTCGGTTCTTCTCCAGTAAATGGAGATTCCGGCGCGGAAACCATGCCATTCCGTTGAAATTTTTTACTAGTCGGTAGTCGCCTTTTGGTTTTCATCGTTATTAATAAGTTGCTGAATGGGTTTCTATTTTACAAATATTTGAATAAGATGCATAAAAAAGGTTGCAACCACTCTCGTCCGGATCTACTATATAAATTCCGTCTCTTTTACCTCCAAGACCTCCATAAGCCTCTCCTATGATCTTACCCGATATAGTGGTATCCCCTGTACGAAAAGTTACATAAAATTCTGCGGAAAGACATGGCTCTGAGTTTTTATTACCTTCCAATCTATCTACAAGGTCAGGATTGGGTGGATATAAATCTTGAGGCCAAATCAAGGGGAGTATACTTTGTGATAAAACTTGGGGGCAAATCAACGGGAGACTAAGTTGTGTGTATCCACTCATCGTATAAAACTCATAGAATCTGTTTGGGGTCCGTTCCTCCATGATAATGAGGATCTGTAGAATATGTGTCTTCCAATCTTGACAGTTTTTATCATACTTTTCGCCCAGTAAGGATTCTTAATATAGTCGGCATGGTAATGATCTGCCCCTTTGGTCAAATTGGTAGTTTGTCTTTTTACGATATCCAACGCCGTATTCCATCTAGGATGTTTCATCGCCTTAAGAATTCCTTCTTGAATTGTCTTATCGTTCCAACAAGAAAACTGATACTTCTGAAGACAAACCTGAGTCTCAGGTATATTGCGTTTTAAAGACCGATTGACAATAACCTCATTGACAGATTCCATTGAACCATCGGCATATTCTCCACCGGCCTCAAGAATGAGAGTTGCGGCAACGATCTTATCGGAATAATGAGATTCAAGATATTCTTCAATTTTATGAATAGGGAGTTGAACACCTTCTCCTGTAATTGCAGTTATTAGGGAAATGAGAACAATGGTTAATATAGTTGTATTCTTGATCATTAGATTATTATTATTATTTAAAGTGGGAGAAGAGGAAAGGGGAAACATAATATGAAAAAAATCCCTCTCCTCTTCTACAGGATGTATGAAAAATTAAAGATAGGTTCCCATTAGATTAAGTTCCTCATCGATGTCATCATCGGTAGGCGCGATTGATCCATACACATCCTCGTGCTTGAATCTAGTCCCTTTTCGCGAGGCCGTGGATCGATTTTCTATTGTGTGAAGTTCCTCTTTATCGAAGGGTTTACACCCCTGAAATACCGAGAAGTCGGAGGTGGCTGATTCGTTGGATATTGTGCTTCGTCTCATATAGTAGTTTTATTAATCATTTTATACGAGTATTATAGAGGATAGTTTTGGATTTGTCAAGACTTATATGCAAGTTTTTTCAAGTTTTTATGTGACAATTTGACACATTTTTTCAGGAAATGTGGATTGTTTTGGAAAATTCATCTCATTCTCGGGAAGGTCTTCCTTTCTCGCTCTCTTATCGTATGCCTTTGCGGCTTCGCGCTCGTCAGTGAAGAGTCCGATGTAATCTTGTCTACCGTTTATGTAAATCTGGGCCCTCCATTTCTTTGCACTTTTGTCCCAATAAACACCAGTATACTCACTACTAGCATTGCCTCTGTATTTAACACACTTGGCAACATTGCGCCGATGGGAAAATTCTTGATAATTATCCAAACGATCATCAATTGAATTCTCATTGATGTGATCAATTACCTTATTCTTCCCTATTTTATCATTGAATACTTCCCACAAAACTCTGGAAAATCTGCACCACTTCCCATTGTACCAGATTTTTCTGTATATTTGTAAACGATTACTACCCATTATGGCCGCCCTCGGCCTATAAATTGTTCCAACTTCTTTTTGCATTGGATGGGGATTCTCAGTTTGTAAAAGCAAACCTTCTTCACAAATCATTCTATGTTCATCTAATTTCACCCAAAGGCCTTTGGGTACAAAATTATCAAAGTCTATCTTCGGTAATTTTTCCAATTGTTCCAATTGTTCTACCACTATTTTTTGAAAGCTTTCTGGATGTTCCTTACGATGTTTCTCAAGAGTTTTTACTTTCACACCCGTTTGTTCGGATATTTCTTCTATTTTCATACCTTTAATATACAGGATTGTTTTGGAAAAGTCAAGACATTTCTTGATAATTATCTAAACGATCATCAATTGAATTGTTGTTGATGTGATCAATTACCTTATTCTTATCTATTTTACCATTGAATACTTCCCACAAAACTCTGGAAAATTTACATGCCTTCCCATTGTACCAGATTTTTCTGGAAGAAGGGGTCATAAAAACATCACAAAAGAGGACAACGCCCGGCCTATAAATTGTTCCAACTTCTTTCTGCCATTCACGACTTCTATCAGTTTGCAGAATCAAACCTTCTTTACAAATCATTCTATGTTCATCCAAGGTCACCCAATCTTCCTTGGGTACAAAATTATCAAAGTCTATCTTTGGCAACTTTTCCAATTGTTCTACCACTTTTTTTTGAAAGCTTTCTGGACATGAGTTACGATGTTTCTCAAGAATTTCCACTTTCTCACCTGTTTGTTCGGCTATTTCTATCATTTTCATAGTATCTACTATATCACAATTTGACATAATGTCAAGACATAAATACAATTACTAAATAGATCTTGATAAATCAATCCTATCTATTTTTTATTTGATTGAATGAATTATACACTTTTTCAGAAACGGTGTCAATATAAATAGTAAAGAAATGTTATTATGTTTGGACTTATTACAATGCTCCTATCGACACTTGGTGCTACCGGAATGGGATCACTCCTCAAAATGGCCGGGGGAATTGTCGCAAGTATCGCAGAAAAAAAAGCGGCGTCTGAAAAAAGAGAGTTAGCAAGGGAACTTGCAATAACAAATGCAAATGCAGACTTACAAAAAGCACTATTTGGTGAACCGGATAAAGAGGCCACTATGTTTGTTAGGGCTACTCGTCGTTTCTTGGCATGTATCGGGATGTGCAACTTTGCAATCATCTCGATACTTTGCACCCTCTGGCCAGGAGTCGCCTTGGTCACCTTCACTCCCCCAGAATCCAAAACCGGATATAAATTCATCTGGGGACTCATCGACATCCCAGCCCAAAGTGCCATCACAAGCACAATCACAACTGGACACATCGCCCTCGTCTCAGTCACCACCCTCGCCGCAATCGTTGGGTTCTATTTTACGCCGTCTGCTGGGGGAAAATAAAACTTCCCTCTGGGATACCTATGCTTTGTGGGATAGTTAGAGTTTAGTTGTCTATTTCCTCTATAAATAAACATATGTTGAGACATATGTTGAAAAAAGAAATGACTGGTGGAAGAAAAGTATTACTAGCAATATCTGGTCCATTAGGAGCAGCAGCCGCTGTTACAATCTTCAACTTGATAAGGACTGATTCTGGTTTTCTAGTAACTTTCCTTGTCGCACTTGGTGGATATATCTGTATCAGAGAATTATTCAGGAGAATTCTCACTCGATAGTGAACATAGGTTTTTCAAATTATTTTGAAGTCAATCTATTTACACCCTCCCAATTATCTGGCAGGCCTTCCTTTAATCTCTTCTGCATAATTTTATAGTAGGCCTCATAATGTTCGGTCTCCTTGATACACCAATCAAGCATTTCCAGAGCCTCTTCCCACTCACCAGCATAGTAATATTTAAGAAACTTGTGATGAGGTTCAGTCGTCTTTCCGATTGTATATACCTTCACACCCTTTGTTTTGCCCTTAACTGCAATACAATCGAGTTCTAATATATTGACAGAGTGCATGATTTCTTTGGCAGTATTTTCACCTATTATCAAACGAACCCCATAATTCTTTGATTGGCCTTCTAGTCGTGCTGCTAGATTAACACTGTCCCCAAGACATGTATAATCAAACCTTTGATCAGATCCCATGTTTCCAACTACCACCGTTCCGGTATTGATTCCGATTCCCATACCAAAGGCAGGTATATCTTCGGCCGTGATTTCATCATTGAAAACATCTAGGGTCTCCAACATCGTCTGAGCAGTAATAATAGACCGCATTGCGTGATCCCATTGATCTAATGGAGCATTCCAGAACGCCATCTGTGCATCTCCGATATACTTGTCAAGAGTTCCATTGTTGTCTAATATCGGTTGGGTCATTGCTGTCATGTAACGATTCATGATCTTTGTGAGACCCTGCACATCTTCACCATAGTGTTCTGAGATTTCGGTGAATCCTCTTACGTCAGTAAAGAGTATTGAAAGATCTCTTGTTTCTCCGCCAAGACGAAGAAGTTCGGGATTTTTCTGAAGTTTTTCAACAAGTTCTGGAGAAAGGTATGTCCCAAACTGTTTTTTAATCTGGAGTTTAAGTTTCAGTTCTGTTAGAAACTTTAAAATATAGTTGTGTCCGGCCACAACAGAAAGACCTAGTAGGGGAAATATCACATCTACAAGTATCTGTTTATCCAGAAAAATATAAACAACTCCAAAACCCGATACGATTACTGCAATTATCATAAAGAAGTAACCATGAATAAAGTAATGACTAATAATCAATAAAAGAATAGACACTATAATCATTGCGGCGATTTCTGTAATATAAATCCAGTCGGGTCTCGATATGTTTGTTCCACTAATGGCAGTAGAAAGGGCCATAGACTGAACATGATGGGGGAAAACTTCTCCAAGGGCACTTGCCACCGGATTTGTGATTCCGCCCGCAGTCATTCCAACAATAACAATACGACCATCCAAAGATCCGTCAGTTACATCCTCAAAATCAATTGATTCAACGTTTTGTTGCCAGTCAATCCAGACACGACTCAGAGGATCAGTAGAGATTGTGGCAAAAGTTGGTACACGAACTGCTTCCACTCCTCCACTATTTGTTTTAATTTGAAATGAAGGATCACCCACGGCCACCCGAAGGGTCTCAAGAACAATCGAAGGGTAGAGTTCTCCATTAACTGATATAACCATTGGCAATCGCCGAACAACTCCATCAAGTTCTGGTATAGTGACTGATATTCCCTTACCAAACGCCGCACTTTGTATTGGTTCAACATTAGGTATGATACCGGAAAAGGTTGGTACCACATCGTTTGGATCTACATCACCAATCATAGAAACTCCGATTGGATCAGGAGTATAGTCTGAGTTTCCAACAAGATATGGTAGAACCACAGGTCTTGAAAGCATCGTCTCGGCAAGAACACTATCTTGGCCATAACGATCTGGTTCTGTCATTGCGATATTAAATACAACTAAACCTGCTCCGCCCCGATAAAGAGTTTCAATTATCTGAGAATATTCATTTCTCGGAAATGGAAATTGACCCAAGCGAGCAATAGTATCATCTCCAATATTGACTGATACGATTTGACTCGGTTCTACTTCTCGTGGAATTTCGGTTATAATAAGATCGAAAAATCGAAGACGAAAGGATTCAATTGCATCGAAATTGATCAAACCAATCACAGTCACTAATATAAGTGATGTAATTGGAGATTTAATTTTGTGAAATAAAGAACTCATTATCGGTGCCTAGTTTTAGTGTTGCTTCTTGACCATATTGATTAATCTCTATTGTTGGCGCTAAACCGAGCGGGTATGCTATGGATATATCACCTCCAACAAACCGTTGAATAATCTGCATTCCTTCGTTACGATCTACTGTCCCAAAGGTCTGTGTAGTTTTATCAAATCCAATCCTTTCAACCGCATCATACTCCACCATAACATCTCCAACAAGTTGTATCTGATCCAGAAGATTGATAAGAAAATCCATCTCTAATAGATTAATATCTAAAGCGTTAAACTCTAGTTCATCTTCGTCAAGTTGGTTGACCTCAAGTTCGTTGTATTCTAAAAAATCAACATCGAGAATATTACTGGCGGCCTTTTGGAGATCTTCTTCTACCATCTCTAACTCCGGTGGAGTAGAAACAATCAATTGATTTGATATTAAATTTTCGGTAATGTCCAAGATGACAGGTTTAGTCGGTAAACTATTCATGGTGTCTACATGGGTTGCCATAAATGGTTTATTCATTATCACTGATCCGGCCAATGTGATAACCTCAATCTCTCCAACAGTTCCATCAAAGTTGGGCAAGAGTATCACTGTTGAACCTCCAATCTCATTAACAACCATCGAAAATTCTGTTCCGCGAACAGCAATAGTTGCGACCAGAGTTTGAATATCAACATGTTTATTATTATTCTTTGCAATTCCTCCACTTGCATAACGAACAGTTCCAATGACAACTCTCAATGCTAGACGATTAACCGATTTCGGTTTACTATCATAGACAAAATCATCGATGATTAGTTTGGAGTTATCCTTGATCCTTACCTGAGTGTCATCCTCAAAGGTGATTCTGGTAAGTCCCCTTCCAGTTTCGATTAAATCATTTGACTCTACGGATAACTTCTCGGCTAGTTCATACCTGTCCTTTAACCTACCAAGCATACCATGTCCTTTCAGATAGGTTACTTCGCCTATTTCTTTAGCAGAAATAAATGTAGGGGTAAAGAATAGAAATAATAAGAGTGGTATTGCAATTACAATACCACTAATTATTGTTGTGTGACGTTCCACGTACCGGAACTTCCAATGATCTCCAACTCAATGACATTCTGAGCTCCCGTTGCTTGTTGATCAAGTGTTATATCATTCGAATCTCCGGTTACATCTAGTGTGATCATATGACCATTGGTTACCCCTGATGTGAAAGCGGCCTGATCTATGATTATATCATTAGAATCTCCATCAATATCAATATCATCAACCACATCATCACCAAGAATATCGATATCAAATGTGTTAGTATCTCCAACAACTAATGCATTAAAATCTAAATTATCGATTGTTGATACTGCACCCGCATTAAAAACGAGTTCATTTGAACTACCAGTAACATCAAAATCGAATATAGATCCTGTTGCTTCGAGATCAAATGTTTGAGTGTTGGATGAACCTGCGAGATTAATCGTATAGTCAGAATTGGCACCCTTCAGATTACCAGTAAGAGCATTACTACTCCCGTCCTGATCTATTACAATTGTTTGACTGGCTCCATCAAAAACTACATTTGGGTCCACTGCACTTGAATCTCCAATAGTGTTTCCTGTTCCTGTTTGGTCTATTGTGACAGTACTACTTGTTCCACTTAATTGTTTTATATATATCTCATTCGCGTTCGCATGAAGAAAAAACATAATAAAAGTCAGTATTGTTATGACCTTTTTCATAGTTTACCTTTTTTGTGTTAGTTATACATGTATTGTTTATATATGTGTTATTTATATATAAGTGTTATTTAGACATGTGTTATTGGAAATATTTTAATTTTTTACCGTCTTTAATAAGTATTAATATACCCTCATTTATCGCCCATTTTAGTGCTTTGTTTATTGATTCATTTTTCGCCATACCTATTTCGGTTTCAAACGCTCTTGATGATATATCAAAAATGAGAAATGAATCTATTCCTCTTCGAACCGAAAGAATATCCTTTTCTACCAGAACACTTATCAATATTTCACCTGTTGAAACCGATACCATTCTCAAAGAAATGATCACTTTGTCTCGTCGATACTCAGCACTCGCACCAATCCCAAGATATCTGGCACCTTCACCTCCCGATTCATAGTTTGTCTCATAACCAACTATGCCCCCTTCTATAATCACACCCGCAAAGAGCATGGGGGCAAGAATATCTGGAGCGTTTGCCTTTTGTCGTTCAGATAAAATAATTTGACGTTCTCTTATGAGATTGTCTATTCCTATTCGTTCTACTACACGAAACCATGTTCCATTTCCGGTTTCTTGTAAAGATTTGATCAAATATGCTTCGGCTCCCTGAGTGACAATCGATGATAGTGACATTCCCATATCACTGCTCTTCTTCTGTCCTGTAAGATCACGAAACGAATAAACCGCCACAACTAAGGGTTCACCTCTGGCCGGTGGATCGACAGATTTCAACTCATGTTGAGCCCTTTCTTCCAGAAACTCATTTGGTTTTCCGCTTGGAAAGGTTCTTTTTTCAATTGTGCTGCATGATGTAAGTATTATTGATAATAATATGCAGAAACTCTTCATTATCCTCCGCCAGAAGTTGGAATAACGATACCCGCAATTGGAATATCTACAACCGTAGTTGTTCCATCAACATTTACAATAGTCAATTTTATTGTATCAAGCAGTTTTTGATATGATATAGTGTTACCTTCAAAGGAAATCATTCCAGAATTTTGTGCAGTGGCGGAATCAGATCCAAACATAGTTTCAACTAACTTAGCAGAAAGTGTTGCATAAACCCGAGACTCAAGGTTGTTCATAAACTTTGAGAGGTTTGTGTTTTTTGCGTCTCTTACTGCCTTTGCCAAAGCAGACTCTGCGGCCTTTCTCTTCGATTCCATTCGAGTAAATTCCTGATTTTCAATAGTAATAACATGTTGAGCATATCCCACTCCTGAGAAAGCGGGATTCTTAAAGCGATGGGAAAACTCATTCCCATATCCAGTTATTCCAATGGTAATTAATGATAATAATAGTATTGATAAAATTTTCATTTATTTTTTTCCTTTCCTGTAGAGTCAAATGTGTTATTGTGTGATTGATAGCGATTTATCATATCGTTTAGAGCGTCTTTTTGTTCTTTATTCAAAGTTTTGTCTAAAACTCCCTTATGTTCGAGAACCATTGACAATTTCATATTTATTCGAATCATATCATTATCTAACATTCTTATACGATCAACCAATTTGATAAGAGTCTTCATTGTTTGTCCTACCACTGGATTAATCGTTTGTGTTACCCATTTCCAGATATAGAAAACGAAATATCCAAGGCCCGTTGCTGCAACAATGGGGAAACCAAAGTCTTTAATCATCTCTCCTATATTCATCAATCTCTCCTCGCGTCTTCCTTTCCTTCATTGGCCGCAATACGATCAATGTTTGCCTTCACCCCAAGTACATAACTAAGAAGCGCATCGATTTTAATAAGGTCATTATTCATTGTTTGAACACGATTATCCAATTGTCCGATTATATTTTTCAGGGTTGTCACACTTCCAGTAACTCCGGCTAGAATAAATTTCAATGTAAGAAACACAAAACTGCCGGCCGCCATCGCCCCAGCAATAGGAAATCCAACTTCAGATACTAATGTTAAAAAATCCATAACAATCTATGAAGTATTTATAAAAAAACTCCCGTTCAGGGGAAACTAAACGGGAGTTGAGAGAATAACAAGATTTAATCCACAATTGGTGGAGTGTTGCGACCCTTTGACTTTTTGGTGTAAATCTTTCTGCGAGCTCCTTTTGCTTCTGCTTCCAACTTTTTGGCAACCGCTCGAAGGCGCCGAGTGTTGTTTAATGTAATCAAAACACCGGCAATAACTCCGGCGAAGAATACTAGTATTTCAATAATCATGATTTGTATATGTTTTGTAGGTATGTTTCAAATTGCTCAACTTTCTCCATTCGTTTCGGCCAAAAGATATATTCCTTTGACGGATCTGCTTTGAGATTATTCAACAATGGTTGTATTGCGTTATATAAACGATCAATCTTTTCTTGTGTGTTTTGAGCACTTGCTTCCGTTTTATGAGCCTTCTGAACTACATCCAACTCTTCCTCGGTTACTGCTGTAAACCCAAAATCAAAAACTTCTTCTTTTTCCATATGTTTATTTATCCCTTTTGTTTTTTTGGATAGCCTCAATAATTTTAATTGTAGTTTTTCGATTCAATTCTTCACACCACACAAGTGGCCCTCGAGATCGTCCATTAGTCTTACCGACTCCGTGTGTCTTTATTCTATTATTTAATATTTTTTTACCCATCGTTTATCCTTTGTTAAATCCATCCCACAAACACTCATAATACTTTCCAAACAGTCGGAAACCGTTTGAAATCCGCTCTTGTTCCGCATCGGCATCTACTGCTCCGCTTTCTTTTGTGATATCGAAACGAATGTATACTTCATCTTTGTTTGCTTTGCAATCAAAAGCATATATCATTTCATCTAACACATAATTCCATCGGTCAAAAATTTCATCATTGCTGATTGCACTTAACTTCTTCACTTTGTTCTTCATTTCAAACTCTTCTATCGATAATTGTAATGTTTCGGGCACATCTTCTTCATCAACATAAGGAGCACTATGAGTAGTTTCCTTTAGTTGTATTAACATAGGATGTATTATATGAGAAAGGGTATAATCCATACTCCAAGTATCGAACGGTTCAATTTCTATCTTGAGCGAACGGTTTTTCCTGAATGGACCTATTCTAACTCTCATCTGATTTACTTCCTATTGTTCTTCTCATTATATCCGAATGTGAAAATTCTGCCCAGTAAAGTTCAAACGCCACTCCATCTTCGAGTCCTTCGAACTGGTGAATCTTGCCGGGTTTCACCTGAGTAAAGTCCCCGGCCTTTAAAATAGTCTCATCAATCAAACCTTCCTGATCATCATCTTGCCAGACACGAATCAACATCTCTCCTGATTCCACAAAAAATCCATTCCACTTATGAGCGTGTTCGTGTTCAGAACATTTGTATCCTTGTTTGAACTCAATACGATGAAACTCTAGGACTCCATTTGCATGAATAAGTTCACTTTGTCCCCAGATCTTGCCTGATATATGACTCATATTAGTAATATCTCTTTGTAAATGGTGCTCTCATTTTACCCTGTAATTTTCTACATTCATCTAAGCTTGGTATTATGGCGCAATCGATGTGAGTATATTCCAACTCAATTGCAACACGAATCCTTTGTGATCCACCCCATACCGTCCAGTGTCTTATAGTGTCTTCATCAACTTCACCATTCCACTCTGGCAATGGGTCCATACGCGCCTTATATCTCTTCTTTTTTTGTCTCAACTCTGATCGAGTTGGATCTGCTACAAGGATAGGAAAGTGTAATCCATCTCGGGAAATGTCTTCTTTAAGATTTTCAAAGAATGGTTTTCCTCTGAGTTTAATGGTCTTTGGACAAGAGATATAGATGTCCTTTATTGGAAGAACTTTAACCTGATACTGATCCCAGAGTTTTGTGTCACTAAATTTAGATTTAAGTATCTTCCTCTGCATATTTTTCATATAAATCATTAACACCAGAAATCATCTTTTTAGGCCAAGTGGTTGTAAATTCCCATATGGTAATACCTATGCTAAAAAGCAATAATGGTATGAATAGACCTATGATGATGAGTGAAACACCACTATCAATAATGAATTTTTTCATAAAGTTTATTTATCTTATTTTTTTTAACCAATTAATTACTGCTTTGACTGCATTTATAACCCATTCTAAACCAAACAGGGGAATGAATAGGAGAACTACAATTAAACAAGTGAAGAATTTTTCCATCTTATTAGCGGCGGGTCAGTTCTTGAAGATGAATCGTTTTGGTCAGTTCTTCATCGAACTTCTCCCATGCATCCCGTTCCCGAGCTCGGAGCGACTCCTGCCGAGTGTTGCCGTCATCGAGTTTGCTTAATCGCCGATAGTGTTTCTGTGCATTAGTTGTTGGAGATGCGAACCCTTCACTAGAGTTATTATCGAGTTTGTTTGATTGCCAAAAGTGAAGCAAACTCTGCCCTTTGGAATAATGATGCTGATCGAACAAGTGCTTTGGAAAAGTTATTCCTACCGGAGATAATAAATTTAGCGCATCGGAGTCTGATTGTGCTCTGGCCAGATCACCCTTAATTTTTGCCAGTTCTCTGGATGCTAATGTTGTTTGGCTTCTCTTTGGAAGTCTTCCATTCACAAATCCGTCTGGCAATTCGTTACGATACGTCGTTTCAGTTTTACCATCGTTGGCCCATTTTCTTCCGAGGCCCGCCTTCGATATTCTTTCTCGGGTTTCTTCCGTCGTGTAACAATTTAACTCCGAGATATGTTCTTTCAGATTTTCTATTCTATTATAAAAATCAGAGTAACGGTCTTTCTTAAACTCTAAATTACCATTATCAATATCTTCGGCAAAGTCCATATCTACAACCCAGTTCAACTTATCAATATTCCGAACTAAGGATTCATATGCTAGTATTAATCTCCGTCGGCGGACAAGCAGATGGCCGGGATGAGTCTGGATTCGTTGTACATTCTTGGAAAATTCCACACCGTATTTATTTTGATGCATTTTCAGCGCAGTCTTGGCTGCTCTATTGGACATTTTTTTCATTTCTTTCATAATTTTATTTATTTAATTTATTTAATTTTATTCGCCGTTCGAGGGATAAATGAGAACTCCTGAATTCTCCTTTGCATAATAGCGAGTTTTTCGAAAACTCCCGTTCATGGCTGAGTAGAGATCTTTTCGATAAAGTTGGGGATTTCGAGATGCCCCGAACCTACAATATGTGGCATAAGATATTTCAGTCTGTGCAATCATAATTTATTTATTTAATTTATGGTTATAAGTTTCAATAAGATTGTCCCGAAGTTGTTCCAGCTCCGAGATCAGGATTTGGTTTAGGTAATTCTCATCTAATATTCTACCTACCTTTTTGGCGAGTAGTAAGATAGTGGCGATATGCGTTGATCTCATATAATCGAATGTTGTTGGTATTTTCATAATCTTTATCCTTTATACTACTACTATAGACTATATTGAGGAAAAGTCAAGACTTATATGCAAGTTTTTATGTGACAATTTGTCACAGAGTTGTGAAGGGAAGCAACTCTTTGGCCATTAGTGAACCGGCCTTTCTTCGACGATAGAGCCAACGGTGGTTGGATAACGTCAGTTTGTAAACCGTTTCCCAGTCTTCGGCATACTTTTCATCCTTGGGCATAATCTTGTAACCAATAATACTTTCAGATGAATAGTCGTCTTCATGACTTAAGAAGATGGAAAGTGCGGGAATTCCATTCTCGCGAATTTTCTTCTCACGATAAGGTGTTACATCCTCGTAAACATAGGTAGAACCTCCCTTGTTTTTCCAGTGTTGGGGTGCTTTGCCCTCACCATCCCAAGCATGGGCCCCGTAATTTTCTTTATATTGCGTGTAAATAACTAGGTTTTTCATAATCTTTATACTATTAATATAAACCAATTAAACCAGAAAGTCAAGACTTATATGCAAGTTTTTATGTGACAATTCGACACAGTTTTTTTAATAGAGGAGTAATAGATAAGTAATAGATAAGTAATAGATATTCGTTACTTTAGATCCTATTTAACGGATCTTATCCTTGATTTTATTACTTTAGATC